AAGATAGAGGAAGACCATGATTGTGTTAGATTGGTTAGTACATTAACTGATCCCCCGGCACCGCCTGTGAAAACCTCAATAGACCCTGTTTGATAGTCTCTTGGTAGAGAAGTAACTGATCCTGTATATTCTGGTTGAGAGTAGTCAACTTGAGCAGGTCTCTGTCTGTTTCTTTCAAGTAGATGCTGTTTGACGATTGCACCTGTTGCTGCCCCTGTTCTTGCAGGAATAAAATCTTTTATTAATTTAAATAATGAATTATCAAAGAACTTAATTAATCTAAGATAATCATTAAAATCGTAAGAGGAAGTATACTTTTTAAAGTAGTCTAAGCTTAATTCATCTAAAGCAGGGTACCTGTAACTGTTACTAGAAATATCTCTAGGGTCTCCGATATATTCTCCAATATTAAAATAACCAATCTGTGAATTGATATCCTCGTTGATTTCGTTTTGAGGAGAGAAACCAACTTCTAAGTAATTTACATCTCTAGTATAACTTTGGCTTACTGTGTAATTTTGCTGTAAGGTGTTTAATCCAGATAGTACTGTTCCGTAAAGATCTGTTGAACCTACTTTAACCTTATTAGAGACGGCATTTTTAATACCAGCGACTGGTTGATCGTAGAAGACAACTTCAGTGTTAGGTATGAAGACGGCAGTGCTATTAAAATTAAAAGTACTTGTTCCGGAAAAAGATGATGTTATCCCGACTCCGGAAACTTTTGGATGAATTGAAAGTGAACTGGTGTATAGTTCTACTCCTAAAGCTGCTCTGAAGGCTAATTGGTTAGGAGCTGCATTTACATAATTACCTTCTGTAGAAGAGGCATTCATTACGTAATCATTAAACGAACTTTCACTTAACGCTACCGTATAGTACCGTAGTTCTTGTAAAGATCCTGAGAATGTTTTAGAGCTTATAGAGGAAGTTCCAAAATAAGACTTAGTGCTTGTATCCCAGTTATTAGCTAGTGTTACCGAAGAACTTGCTTGAAATCCTAAAGTATTTCCATCTTCACCAGTGTACAAGCTATCTTTCGCATAAACTGTAAAATTAGTACTGCTATTCTTATTGATTAATATAGACCACCAACCTTCGTTAAAGAACGGAAGATAGATGCTGGCAGTTACTATTGTATTAGAGCTACTAGGGTAAAATTCTAGTAGTCCGTATTGATTGTATGGGTTGACTATGGAGCCTGTATAAGAACCAGATGTGTAGGCAGATCCGGTATATTTTAATAATAAAGCGGAGCCCGAATCTAGAGACCATAAACTTTGTGAGTAGTATCCTGTTGTTGGAATTCCTCTAGTTTGAAATCTAAATTCAACTGCTTGAGGTCTACTACTAGTTGCGTTCCAGTCTGTGTTTAAGATAAAAGAAGAAGTTACAAAGTTAGTTCCTTGTGTATCAAAAGCATAATCATATTCATTTTGCCATTGATCCCATGTGTTTGTATTCTTATCTTTTCCTCCGTATTCATAGACCCTTAAAACGGTGTCAGGAATGCCGAATGTTGTAATAAGTGTATTTAATCCTTCAACTGTTCCTTTTTTCTTTAAAAGGTAGGGAAGGTTATGGTATAATCTCTTATATATTTCTGATGATAGATTATCAATAGGGATTAAAGATCCAGTTGCAGAAGCTGTTACATAGGTTGTAATTAATTCCTGACCTATATAAGGGAGCAGGCTTCCGGATGGTGTATATCCTAGATAGGTGCTATATAGATTATCTGAGGTAAAGTTGTTCTGGTATAATTTAATTCCAAAATCTTTTAATGCACTACCGATTAGGTCTTTAGAGAGACCTGATTCAACTCTATTATCTGAATTATATTTTTCGGTAACTGCCTGACTGTATGTCCAGATACTGTCGAAATGTTGACCCACCATCTCGACGAATAGTTCAAAGTTAGCGTTGTCAGAATCTTCTTTTATATATAGTGGGATAGTGTTTATTAATGCATCTTTATTATTCTCGTCATACGTTTCAGCGACTGTTGATTGTCCTGCTATCCAGCTAAGGCCTATAGAGGAGGTTGTAGGTACGTTTACGAATGGGGGAGTACTGTTTGATTTTGGCCATGCAGTACTTCCGGATTCAAAATATAGGTAATATTCATAACCGTCAAAGTTAGTAACTACTCCGTCTATCTTTGTGTTCCAGTAGTCAATACTTTGAGAATTGTAATAATTAGTATTCCCTGTTCCGTAACTTGCACTAACTATATACTCTTCTATCAACCCTAACTTGTAGTAAAAGTTTTCTAATCTACTTTGAGCATTAGAAAAGAATACGAAGTTAGTGTAGTTACTATAATCAATATTTAATTCTATACCAGTCTCTGCTAAAATACTATTAAGTTGGTATTTTAAATTACTATCGGTTGTTGTTTTAAGTAGAGTTGTATTTTGATACTCCCCAGATTTGTTTACTTCTGTGTTTTGGTGTAAATTAACATTAGGTCCTTTAATTTTAATAGTTGTATCTTCTTGAGTATAAGAGACGATTATATCTACTAGAAATGCTTTAGACTCTGCAATTTTCTCTACTGCCCAACATTGAGATTGTACTCCGAACTGTTCTGGTAGTGGTTCATACAGTTTAATTAAGACTGTAATACTATCTGGGTTTGAATCATCTAGAAGTACGTTATTAGCAATTACTAGATTATTTTGTCCGAAATTTAAACTAAAGTCTTTTTGAAATGGAGTAGTATCAATCGCTGATTTTAAAGCAGTTGTTGAATCTATAATGTCTCCTCCTAGAATACTTGTGCTAGCAAGTCTTAATTCTGTCCTATCAGTGGATATATTAGATATGTAATAAGGCTCTGCTATACTACTGGAAAGTAAAGGTCTTAAGAAATTATAAACTGTATAGTATTTACCTTCAAGGTAAGCTCTACTCTCTAAATCCTGCTCCGGGTTAATACTTAGATCTTCTGCATAGATTGCGAAAGTGCGTAGGTATTCTACACTGTCTATTAGATCTTTATTTGCATTGTAAATAAAATACTCAATATAGTCTGATTCAGAGTTAAAAGTTATATCAGCATTAAAGGAAGCAATAAGGGAGTTGTCAGACACGGTATAGGTCTGCCCGCCTAGTTCAATATAGGGTACGTCTTGTATGTATATTTGCTTATCCATTAACTGTCTATATGTTAAGTAGTTGTTGCTGTAATCCTAAGTTTTCTTCTCTCAATGCAGTTACTTCTGCAAGGAGTGCAGTAATCTCCTGATTAGTGTCTTGACCTCCGATATAAGCACTACTTTGATTTACTAAATATTGATGTGAGTCTGTTTCTCCAGTCTTGGGGATAATGTAAAAGAGTTGACCGTAAGCATCAAAAAATTCTTGAACACTTGGTAATGGAGCTGTGGTGCCTGTAGTTGTTGTAGCTGTTCCTACTGTGAGTTCAGTAAAAGAGGTATCTATTACCTGTTGGTATTGCTGTTTTTCAAAGACTTGTTTAGATAAATCAACTATTGAACTCATTATCCATTTATAACTTTAAAATAATAATTTTCATCTAATACTCTAGTTGAACCATCAATAACTGTTTTAAATAAGATCTTATAGTATCTTTCAGGTTCTAAACCGTTCATATACACATCAAAATAATTACTATTAGAGTCAGCACTAATTTTAGTATACGTACTATCGAAGTCAATTGCAACTTCATTTGTATCTAAATCTACGATAGACCAGAAAGATGCAGTTGGTAGATAGTAGTTAGTAGTATAAAAAGAACTTGTTGTAAATACCCGAGGTGGAAATTGTGGTCTCGCATTTACTCTAAATCTTTGAATTGAACTTGAATAATATATTCCTGAATTGTTAGGTAGGGTGGCAACTACATCTAGATCTGTAACAGTTGTTTGAGTTGAGGATCCAGTATTGTAGTTATAGTCATTCCATCTAAATTCTAACTGAGGAGGGTAAATTGTATTAGTATCTACTGAAAAGTATTTAAATTCTACTCTCTTAGTGAGATCTATTGAAAACTCAGCAGAATCTGCCTGCTTGATAATAAATCCATCGTTTTGGATAGATCCACTGTACCAAGCTAGGACTGTACTAGTTGTATTTAAATTAATATCAAAATCACTTCTATATTGGTAAGAAGCACTCTTAGCATATACCGAGCTTGTATACCAATTGCCGCCTCCGGGATTCGAAGCAGAGAAGGAAGCGGTTGCTCCTGTGGTACCAAAACCTGCTGTTAACCATGTTCCTGAACCGGAAGAAGTTCTGCAATTCCAACTAACCCCGTTAGTAACTTCGGGATTGTCTAGATACTTTCCTGTACCGTTTTGCCATGAACCAGATACTGGGTGACAATAAAGTTGTCTCTCACCTAAACCTTCAACTTTAGCCATATACACTTTTAAGTAAGTCGTTATTGATCCGGTTGCTTTGTTGTTTATAACATCTAAAATCTCAGACTGGTTGAATTTAATTAAAAATCTACTTACAGCAGGTTCTCCGCCATCTGTCTCTGTTGAGGTAGTAGCTTCAATGATTTCATCGATACCGGAATTCATATTCGGGTATTCACTATACAAGGTAGCGTCTTTCTCCGGGAAGATTTTATATACTGCCATTTGTTATAAATAGGAATTAAAGAGAAACTACTCTTCCTTTAATATCTACATCTGGATATTTAACTTCAAAGATCATTGGATCAATAGAAGGATACACTACATTATTAATTGTAGCTCCTTTAACATCATAGGCATAGTTTGAATAACCTAAAGCTTCTGCTGTTAAATTATTAATCTCAACATTCTGTACTGTTTGAACTCCATCTACGTTATCAATTAATAGGTAGAGGTCTTTTAGTAGTATTGGTTGATTAATCTGCCATTTAGAAATCAGGAAATAATCTTTAACTGCTGCTAGTGCTGCAAGAATTACTTCATTACTATTGTAGTTAGGTGCAACTACGATTTCAAAATTTACTCCAATATTAATTACGAAAGCATCTTTGATTCTAACTGAATCTCCTATCATTCTGTATTGTGATAGGTAGGTGCTTAGATTTTGTTTCAACGCAGTAGATGCATCAACTAAGTGTTGATTTACATTATATGTTAAAACATACAAGTCTAAGGTGGTTGGAGTTTCTCCGATGCCTAGGTTAGCAACTTTAGTTTGTTCGATATAAGCTTTCGATACAACTCCATACTTTGCAGGCATAGATAATGCTCTAACTAAGTAATCATCTTGTGTTACGTTACGTAGTTGTGATTGGTAATTAGCTAGTGTATTCTGTCTAAGTTCTTCAATACTGTCTCCGTCTTGTCCGCCCAATGCAGCAGCAGGATTATTAACTGCTAGAGATGCTCTATAGGTGTTGGCGGTGTTTGAATTTAAATTTGAATTTAAAAAATTAATATTGCCGTTTAAAAGGGTTAATGTATTCGAAGGAACGTTAGCTTGAACTCCACCGCCGGTCAAGTATCTTACTGTTAAGGTAGTGTTGGATGGAGCAATTCCGTATGTCTTTGTAAAAATGAAATTTGTAGGAGAGTAAGCAGTTGTTAGTTTTGATTGTTCAAAAGGTAATCCTAAACCTACATTATTTGTATTGGGAACTATACTCTCATCCGTATCAGTAGCAGTTCCGGCACCGAATTGAATTTGCAGTGATCCTGAATCTGTGAATCGAGTGGCAAACCTTCTTTGGATTTGTTCTAATTGAAGAATGTAAGGAGTGTCTATGTTACCGCTAGAGCGATTGGGATCGTTTGGATTAGTATTCTTTATACCTGTATAGATAGTATCTTGAGCGAGATAATCTACTTCATACCAATTATTACCGTCACTATCAACTATATCTAAAATACCTACAATATTCTCTGCAGAAAGTATTCTTGTATCAAATTGAACTGGGTTCGTAAAAGAATAAGTAACTGTATTAATGGTGGCAGAGATTGCTTGTCTACTTTTCTTTAAAAGGTAGCTAACTGGATTTGATCCTGCTGTTTGGAAGATTGTAACCTCAGTTGGATCTTGAGAAGAGGATACGGAAAAGTCTATACTATCTTCTACTAGAAACCTAGTAGGGGTACTGTTCGTAGTTGATACAACAGAATTACCTGCAATTAGTAAGGCATAGTCAAAATCGGGAATGTATGCACTTGCAGAGAGTTTAGAGGGTATCTGTTGATAATAATCAACGGTGGTTATAGCAACTCCAGTAACGTTCGGTTTATAGCCGAACATATAAGCTAGTTCAAATAAATTATCTGTTTGACGAGCATACTGTAGGTAGGTTTCTTGGATTTGGTTATCTAAATAGAAAGACATAACATCTCCTACATAGGCGGCCATTTCCATGAACATCATTCCGGGGGACGATGGACTGAAATCATTATAAGTTGTTGGGAAATAAGTCTTAGCATAATCTATTAAGGAAGCCCTTAAAGTGCTAAAATCTTTATTTAAATACTTTATATCTCTCTTTATTGCCATTTTAGTTGAATGCTAACTGTAAATTGTCTGTAGTCCCTGTATCTTTAATAGAGTATGTTAAACTCATATTCATCTGGTTTGAGTCAGGTTCTGCGGTGATTGTTAAATCCTGTATAATAACGCTTGGAAAGTATAAGCTCAGCATAGATTGTATATCTTGTTCTAGAGCTGCTCCAGTATTTAGAGATAACTGTTCAAAGATATAGCTCTGCAGTCCAGCTCCAAATGTAGGGTTGAGATACCTTTCACCTGCTCCGGTTAGCAAAAAATTT